GTAGCGGGCATATTGAACATCGCCAGACAGCTTTCCGTATCGTCATCCAGAATGTCGTGATACATGTTCATATGGATTTGTGCCAGTTCTTCGGAATTGGTATTCTTCTCGGTAGCACCGAGCAGCGTGCCGCCGGTCACCAACTGCATGATCTCCGACCGGTATTCGCTGATATACTCCTTGAATACCCGGAAGGCGTCCGCATACGACTGGGTGTTGATTGGATTGACTTCGACCTGATACAGATTTTTACCCCCGTTTGCATATTCGTTGCGGAAAGGCACGACGGGAATGGTCATCGGATCGAGTTCCTGGGCCAGCGATACGGCAATGTCCTTGGCATCCTCGTTGTTGGCCATATAACCGATTACAGTCAGAGGAAACGAATATCTTTTTGCCAGAGCGCCCCAGTTGTTGTACATATCCACGATCCCGATCATGGCACGAGAAATGGGTTGCAAAAGTCCCAGCCTGAAATCCTGGTCCGTCGTAGGCTCGAAATAGAAGAGGTTATCCCATTTGTCCGCAGTGACAATACTGTAATAATCGTAAGTCATATTCCGCAGCCCCCGGTTGAAAATATCGATGTTCCGCAGCGGAAAATCTACGATCTCCCAATCTTTGGTATCGATGCAGAAAACCCTCACTCCGTAAAACTTCGACAACAACAGTTCCCGCATGAACCCCTTGAACCAACGTGTGCCGGTGTATGTTTCCGTCATCGATTTGTCGATTTTACCGTTGATTTTGAAGGCAAAATCTTTCTTTTTCAACGGAGTAAGGCGCTTTTCGATCTGGGATTGCAGAAACGGGCTGGACTGAATACACCACGAATAGAGCGTATCGAGATACACCAGATTACTGTAATTCAACGCATTATTTATGGCGTTACGCCAATATGACGGCGTGAACTCCGCATAGTAATTGTTGAACAGGTACTGGGATTTGACAGAACTATTCCCGACCACCTGCGGGACTGTAAACGGATTGATCGCCGGAGTATGAAATTTAGCCATATTATCCTCGATATTGTCTATTTATCGTAACCAGCACGCCTTTCGTGCCGTTTTCCTGCAATTTGGAGGCTCCGTTTTCCATCGAAACCTGCCCTCCCTTCAGCTCTTTCAGCGTGATGTTGGCCTGCTCGAAATTCGCTTTCAGCGGCTCGCTGATCTGGACGGAGGGAGCGCATACGTTGTAAGCCGTGAATACCTTGAGAATCCAAAGCAACGTCTGATCTTTCTCCTCCTCGTCGGTAATGGACAACAGATCTTTGATGTCGTAATAGTTGCCGATCTGTGCATACACGTTCGCCAATGCCGTATTGTAGGCATTCCGTACAATATCGGGGTATAACTCCTCAAACTCCTGCAACTGAACCGGAGATACCCATTGCAACAGCTCCGATTTTCGGAAATACATATCCGTAATATTGACCTGAACACCCGACACATAAGCCGCAAGGCCGGAAGAAGCGTCCGAAGTTCCCGCCACCATCAGAATTACGGTAGTGTAATCGTGCGTGAACTCAAAAGGAAGGGCTTGCGTCACGGCCGCCACGTTTACAGGACGGTCGGCAATCTGCTCTATCCCCGAGCCATCAGAAGCGACAAGGAAAATGGAAACTTTGAAATCCCCGCCGTGTTGCGGGAATATGACCCGGCTTCCCTCCTCCAGTACCGCCGTTTCTATACGGCACGACAAACAGGCGGCATCCGGGGCTGAACTTACAGCACCCTCCTCCGAAACGGAGTATCTTTCATTTTGCCAGGCCGACGGGTCCGGCTTGAATATGACAGCCATATATTTTTAACTTAACATGCGTTTTTGGCAACCTCCGCGTCGTATCAGGTAAGTATGCCCGTAAGTCCCTCTCGCAACGACCATATCGCGCGACAACAGGGAAACCCCCTTGGCACAAGCATCCGGGATGTCGTCTTTCTTGAGTTTGTTGTTGTTCCGGGCGAAACGCAGGAACTGATCTATGGTAATTTCGCATACGCCGCTCTCCTTGACCAAAGGAGAGAAAATAAATTTGCCATTGCGGAACAGAGGTTCCAGCGTCGCCTCGATAAAAGTGAACTTATCCCCGGTATTGCGCGTGTCCCAATTCAAAGGACATACCCACCCCCGTTCTTGCTGGAACATCTCGAAAGTCGTCTCGAAATCCAGCGGCAACTGTTTTTTCTCCATCAGTATGCGGGGTGCAATCGGCGCTTCTCGGTAAAGCTCATAGATGTTTTCCAGCATCTGGCGGGTAGTACCTTGCACCGCCCGCACGTCGATAAGCCAGATTTTTCCCCGCGCCTGCCCCAACAACACCGAAGCTTTGTAGTCATTGACCTCCCGATCTTTGGCCGACGGGTCCGTATAAATGATACAATCCACAAATTCCGACGCAGGAGGCAATTCGCCCCAGTTTATCTTCTTGAACACCTCGCCTTCACCCTCGTCTGCATACTCACCCTCCATGAAGCGCCTTTGCTGCATCAGACTCATAGTCGATAACGTACCCAGATAATCTTCGGAAATATGTTCCAGATTATCATCGACGCTGAAGTGCATTACAAGCGACTTTTTTACTAAATCCGCATCCAGCGGCTCACCATCGGCCCCCTTGTGCAGGAAAAATCGCTGGTAGGTCCAATGCAACTTCGTCGTGGGATTGAGGGCAAGCAACATGATATTGGAAACCGGGCTTCCCTCCTTTGTCCTTATCTTCTGCGCCATACGGGTTTTGAGAATGTCAATGGGCTTATGATCCACCTCCGAAACCTCGTCCACGAAAATATGTCCCCACTCCGTCGAAAGAATCTTGTCGAACCCCGAATCATCGTCCCGCGAAGAGCGGATAGATGCAAACTGAATATAAGCGTCATTGTAAAACCGAAGCAGGTTATCTTTCCCGTTGTATTTGGCGAACGGCTTTCCTTGTACGGTGATCTTCTGGTAGGAGGAATACCCGTTATATCCGGCGATCGCATTCAATACCGCAGGCAGTGTTTGCAGGATCATACCCGACTGAAGCGACGTAAACGTATTGCGAACAATCAGATTATTGGCCCGGTAGGCTATGCACTGAACAATCATCC